CATATTCCCTGAGCAGCGCCAGCAGTACGTAGCGAACGTGCACCGCCTCCTTAATCCAAAAGGGAAGTATCTCTCGCTGTGCTTTAACGAGAGCGATCCTGCGTTTGGCGGCGCAGGCAAGTATCGAAGAACGCCGCTAGGCACTGTGCTGTATTTCTCGTCCTTGGGCGAGCTGCGCGCGCTTTTCGAACCGCCTTTACAATTCTCGAGTTGCGGACTGTTGAAATCTACAGCAAATCCGCGTCACATCTCGCCAGCTATTGCTTCATGGAGCGGAGGGAAGCGAATGGACAATAGATGGCACAACGAATCGTGGGTTTATCTCTTGTGTGAAATTATTGGTAATGAGGCGTGAAACGAAAGCCGCCAAAAAATGGTCTGAAGGCGTCTGAGGAGATAAAGTTTCAGCGGTGGAAAAATTCAGCAGTCAGAAGCACAAAAAATAGTATCGTCGCCGGCCTGCAGCACTAGACGGAACTGTTGCGTCACTGCCAGCTAATTGGAAGCTGTATACATTTAGAATTGGAACTCTTGTCAGAGCTTAGGCACAAACGTTTGACAGGGGTAATCTACTTACTTGTGATCTAGCTGGTTATGACGTCGCCTTCACACGGCGGAGGTCGCCGGTTCGAATCCGGCCGAGCCCATCGTTCTTTTATGACTTGGACACTCCAGAGGCTTTCGATGACGATTTCTCGACAGCGAGAATTATGGTGAGGAAAAAGCACAAACAGGGTAAAAAGTTGCACAACTTTGATGAAAAGTTGCACAACTCTGACTCTAAAGGCGACGACGAGCCCGAACTCGCTTGGCAGGAGACTGTTGATCTACTGCCAGAAGACGAGGTTGAGCAGAGTCCGGAAATTTACTACTTCACTGATGAAGACGGCAATATCCACTCACGTGAATTCCTGGCAGAAGAACTCGTTCTAGACGAGAACGAATTCAAAGGCGCGCTCGAAAGAAAATCAAGCCGGAAACCTCAAAAACTGAAGCCAGGCGCTGTCGATATAGTCAGCCTACGAGCACCTGACGAGCCCATACAGCACGTCCCGCTACCTGCGCCTAAATCTGGGGCACCTCCTCTGGACATTCGAATATCCAGTGAAGTGGTTCCGGAACTGTCTCCAAAAAGAGGGTCGCAGCACGCTGCGGAAAAGCAAGTCGTCATCGACCTTAACTCCTATAACGCTCCCAACGGAACGGTGACTGGAGGGCCCCATCACGAATCAGGGGCGCCTCGCACGCTTTACTTTACGCGAGCAGAGCTCGACGCGTATGTCGCGTTCCGCAGCGAAGGGATGGCAAAGAAATCCAAAGACTGGATTAACAGATCTTCAGAGGCGCTCTGGGAGTCGACAAGAGGCGAGATTTCGCTTACGTGTATTTCATAATTGGCGAGTTCATCAAGTATGGCGTCAATCTCGCGCGACTTTTTGGTCAAGTAAATGTGCTTGGAGTCCAGCAAGGAGACGAGCGTCGAGATCATTTGAGATTTAGGCAAATGAATTTCATGATAATTCTCGACGTTGACGTTGATCCCTCCAGTCAAGTAGATCTTTTTTATTTCTTGACCCGGGAGCGCCTTTTCGACTAACTCAGCAACACTCTCGCCGACTCCGGTCGCGTCGAGGGCATACGTTATCATGGCTATTTTGCCTTGCTTGACCGCGTGAGCCTTGAGTTGATCGTGCATCCTTGCGAGTTGCGAAGCGACGTCGGTATAAAGCATCCGCAGCGTGAACCGCTTTAGGTATTTGACGAAATAGTGAGCCGTAAAAGTCGGAGAGTATTGAGCCTCCACGACGGCGACCGTTGACGGGTCGTGCTTTTTTCCGAGATCCACGCCAACGAAGTAGCGCATAAAATCGGGCAGCGGTGCGGGCTCGTCGCTCTCCTCGGGATGATTCATAAGCTGCCTCATGCGTATCCACTCCTCGAGAGAGTAGCCGTCAGAGGGGAACCACGCGGACGGCGCTTCGGGATAGTAGTCGGCCATGCTAATCTAAATCGAGTTCGATCTCCTTTGTCAAATCGGGGCGCGTCAAGTCGAGCGGCTCCGTGTCATAATTCTTAAACCCGGTCTCGTCTCCGAGGTCGAGGTCGAGCTCGTCAAAGTCCTTAACTGATTCTTGCACGACGTCGAAACGAAAGAGCGAGGTCGCCGCTTGATGAAACTCGCACATGTATTCTTGAGCAAACCAATACTCGCCAAGGGCCTTGCGCTCTTGCTCTAAGAACTCGGCTGATATGCGAGGACACTGGTCGGCAGTAATCTTTATTTTTCTAAACTCGTCGCTCTCTGTATAACTTTGGAAAAACCAACCTCGCCGTCCATGAGGAGTGCCGATCGCAAAGACCTTGCCTTCACTGACTGCCATCATGGGCCGCACAGCATAATAGAGATCATCGTCAACGAGGGCCGCCTCGTCGAGGATAAGGAGGGAGACGCCCGAGAATCCTCGCGTCGTGCGCTCAAGGCCCGGGAGACTGACGATCTGAGACGTATTCGAGAACTCGAGCGTCCGCGTGTTCTCGACGTCTGCCGGCAACGGCCGCCCAAGCTCCTGATAATAGCCTAAGATGGTTTTAAACAATAGTGAGGACTGCCGCAAGGACGGCGATAATACCAGCACCAAGGCCCCGGGATTATTCAGAGCATGCCATAATGCGTATATTGCACAGATCATGCTTTTGCCGGACTGACGGGCGGCGAGTATCATAATGCGTTTTTCAGTCGCTAAAAGGACGTCTTTTTGCCATTTATCGGGCGTTATGCCGAGCGATTCAGCAAACTTGACAGGATTGAGGGCGCTAACGATCTCTTGAAGCATCTCTTTTTGTGCGGTATTGTCAGCTGCGCTCATTCTAGAACCTCGCCTTGCGTTTCCTCATCAATCATCGAGTCAAGGGCCTCATCAACTGCGACTGTCGAAAGAGGCTATCGATTCTAACGGGATCATCTCCGACCCAAAACCGGAGCAGGCTACAAAGTGCTGCATCTGCTCGGGAATCGTCCTCGCCATAGTCGCTCGTATCGCCATTATAAAAGAGCCGAGCAAACTTGTCACCATCCGCAGCAGCTAACGCTTTCTTTATGATTGCTCTATCGCTCATTTGCGGTCCGGTCGACCGGACAACTGCAGCAGCCTTCGGAGCAGGATCATCGCCAAATCTGTCTCTATATACATCGGCAACCGCATCAGGATTATTATTGACTGTTTTTGGATAACTGTCATAGACGTGTCCGGTTATAGACAAGAACCGGCCATGATCCCAAAATTCGTATGTCTGACCGTCAATCTCAATTTTAGAGCGTCCGCCGGGTTTTGTGCCAAAATTGAGAGTTCTTAATCCTCCACTGCTCGGACTTATTTCAACGTATGTGCCGAGCATTTTCAGCACTCGTTCAACGTCCGGCCGGGCCCTACCATCTAGTAGGCAGTGATCGAAGTCCCCTCCGGTCATTGACCGATCGTTAGGCAATGCAAAATAGAGACCGTCTAAACCGAGTTGGACGTACCGCTCGTACGCTTCGTCGAACGTGCGCCATGTCTCGGGATTCGTCGACGAAGCCCCTTGATATGGAGGCTTGTCCCATTTGTCCTCGCTATCATTCCATCGGTAACTCCACAGCGCCCAATTCGGCAACGCTTTTATCGCGCCCGGGATTCCCTCGGACCTCACCTTCAGCGCGGCCGGCCTCTTGTCTACTCTGAGTTTATGGTCTAGAACGTGTCTATCCCTACCAACTGTTGATAGGCCGCAAATAAGGCCCCCAGAATTGACGAGAGCAGCGTCAATCATTTCGCTCAGTTACTCGTATTAGGTTCATTTTTGTTGCTTCCACTCAAAAAAAAGAATTAAATTAACAGGAAGACGACGACGAGAAGCAACCAACCAGTCTACACGGCTAACACAAGCCAACAAGGAGCCAAAGCCTTTTTAAAGGCTACGTACTATAGTACCCTGTTGGCATGTGCAAGAGGTGAGGACAGCAACCAACGTTCTTCTTATCGCGCATGCCACGCCCTATTCATTCTTTTTTTAGAGTAATTAATTCCTCTAAGGTGCCATCTTAATTAACACTTTTGAAATTCTCGCAACTTCATGACGATTTTAAGCGAGACCCTATCTCTGAAATTGCTTTTTCTTTGATCTCTGCCTTTTGTTCCTCTTTGATCACCTTATTATCGATTATTCTGTGGCTATCCCCACGCATACATAGCTAAGCGCCATCACACGCAAAAAGCAAGTCAATCTGTTCTTCTCGTCCTTCCAAGGCTTTTTCAATATACTCCGTCGGGAAATAAGTCCCGCTGATGTCAAGTGCGCCGCCCCCCTGCTCGATTGCGTCGAGCAAGTCATCATACGTCAGTCCCCATTTGTCCAGATCAACGGCGAACACGTGCCGCGTTTCCTCATCGAGGGGGTGCCATCGAGAGCGGACAAAAACAAGGGACGCTTGCTGATCAGCCACCGCCACATACGCGCGAGGGTCGCTTAATACGCCTTCGTGGTCCCATCTCGGCTTAGACTCCCACAGACCGGGTACGAGTTCGTAATCAATGTCTTCGAGCACGGCCATGACCAAACTGTTAATTGCTTCATCATCTGGGTATCTTAGATCCTGCTCCGGGTCGCCTCTTATGAGCGGCCTGATTCCATCAAACAGAGCCATACGCATTTCTTCGCGCAACTCGGAAGGAACGTCCTCAGAGCTCAGGCCTTTTTTCCACACAACAGGACTGAATCGCGTCATAAACGAGCGTGCTATCTTGTCCAAGTCTTCAGCGAAGGCATACCCGATGCGCTCCTTGAATATGCGTGTCATTGCAGATTCTACCATTATACCGCCTCTTTTTATCCTGTATGTCAGTCATCTTTCCCTCCTCTCTACCCTTACAGGCTATATGTATGCAAGAATGGCCCAAAAAATGAACTCCGACAAGCCCTTGCCGAGTCGCTGAGGAAGCGGGAAGAACTGAAAGCGGCTCGTGCGGCCAAGCAGAAGTGACCAAAAGGGATTAGATCAAATGTATATCATCACGTTCGTCAGCTCGTTTCGTTTTCGCAGCTCTTTTTCTGCGATTTCGGCTTCCAAATCTTCTATAAATCGATATGCATACTCCAATGATTGAATCAAAAAATCGTTCTTTTTGGTCGCAATTTCTAGTTGCTGATGTAATTGAGCATTCTTTTCTTGGGTTTCGAAAATTTTAAGACGCTCACCTTGTTCTCGTGACTCTTGCAGCTCTTTGCGAATGAATTCTTGAATTGCTTCAGAAGGTCTCACCTGCTCTAGCGTTTCAGGGGTCAATACAGCTTCTTGCAGCTCTCGCGACAAGAGCTCCATCGTTTTGTTGAAGGTTTGTATTCCATCTGCGGCAAACTGCAAGTCAACGGATAGCTTCATTATATCGGCATCTGGAATCAGAGCAAATTGATCACGTAACCAGCTGAAGTAGGGGGCTACATCTGAAAGAATGCTCCTATACAACGCACCGTAAAACGCACCGTAAGTTACTGCGTCATGCTGGCTGTTGACAATTTCATAGGCATTCATTTGTTTTAGCAGTTCTCGGCCTATTTGCAGTTTCTGAAGATCGTTCGTCTGGAGAACTTCGCGCATCTGGGCAATCAACGCTTTGTCAGATCTTCGTGCCTCTCCCAGCAGTTCCGCAATCTGGATAGTATTTTTTGCCCAATCGAGGTTCTCTCGCATCACTCGTGAAGCCAAATTCGATTGGATCATGCCGGTAACGTCGGGAGGACTAGATTGGGATCTTCTTTTCCGTTTTGGATTTCCATTCGTCATATACGTCCCTATAAAGGAATATAGTGAGATCGTACTTAAGCATTGATGGATCAGACTCGATTATGCGCTTCTAAACACCTAATTGAATCGTGAAACAGTCGATTTTCAATTTAAAAAACAACAAGCCTCAAATTCAAGAGATAAGCGAGTAATGCATATAAGACGTGAACTTGTCACGCCTCTTAGTGGGACCTACGGCTTGCTATTGAGTGCACCATGTTAAAACGCCTCCTCCTTTCCGCTCAACTGATCCGGTCGGAGACGTCAAACATCAACGCCTACGGCTTGCCACCTTAGAATGAATAAGTAGTGATTGAAATGGCATCGAATGTGAATTTGCCGTCGGTTACGATCGACGAACTTGTTGTTCCCTGGAGCCGGCCCACAGAGGTTCCCGGGAGCAGTCTTGAAAGAAAGCGGATAGAAAGACTACGGGTAGACACAATGGGGAGGGGCAGGTAAATGCCCTACGCAGACCCCCAACGACGCCGCGCCTACGACGCGGCACGTAAGCGCAGGAAACGGGCCCAGGGGTGGACGAAAAAAAGGGCGGACATGCGTCTTACCGCCCTTGAAATTAAAAATGCCGAAGACCTCAGCGATCTCTACAACGAGGTTGTCGAAGAGGCGCGAAACGCCGATGGCTCTTCGCTCCAGCTCGAGGCTAAGTTACGAATTAAGCTGCGGGCCGTGGAGATCGGTCTTAGGGTTATTGAGATCACCAGTCACGAGCAACGCATCGCCGCACTCGAGGAGAGATCCCGATGAGCCGACACGGATCGAGAATTAACAGACTCGAACGGCACCGTAAGAGGCGAGCTGCGACTGAAACCGAGATCCCCCATGATCCCATAGCATTCGCCAGGTCGTTGGGCATAGAGCCCGACCCATGGCAATGCGACCTCCTCAACGCAACGGAGGAGCGCATCATCCTCAACTGCGCGCGGCAGTCCGGGAAATCAACCATCGTCGCCATCCTCGCGCTCCACCACGCCTTACTCAACCCCGGGTCGCTCGTGCTTATCCTTTCCCCGTCGCTTCGGCAGTCAGAACTGCTCCTTGAGAAGATCTCCACCTTTTATCGCCGCCTCGGCAGGCCGGGCGGCAGTGATACTGACTCAGCCACCACACTCAAACTCAGAAACGGCAGCCGCATCGCCGCACTGCCTGGGTCCGAGTCGACTACACGAGGCTTCAGCCCGTCTTTAGTGCTCCTCGACGAAGCCGCACGGGTATCTGAAGAGCTCTACTACTCCGACGTCAGGCCCATGCTGGCCGTTTCGCGGGGGCAACTGATCCTCCTCAGCACGCCACACGGCAAACAGGGCATATTCTGGCACGCGTGGGACGAAGAGCCGGACTGGAAGAAGGTCAAGGTGACTGCGGACCAATGCCCCCGCATCGAAAAGGACTTCTTGGAGCAGGAACGGCGCGCTTTAGGCGAGTGGCGGTTTGCCCAAGAGTATCGTTGCGAATTCGTGCAGGACGAGGCCAGCATCTTTAAAGAGGCGTGGGTTCAGTATTACGATCCCGCCGACGTACCAAACATGGATAAGGTCATCCAATCGTGGGATACTGCACAAGCCAAATCGAGCTCGTCGAGTTACGTGGTAGGGCAGGTATGGGGGTGCATCGGCGCAGACTTCTACTTGCTCGACCAGGTGCGGGGCCGTCTCGACTTTAACGAAACGGCAAGGGCTATCGAAGGGCTGTCAAAGCGCTGGCCGCAATCAACAGCTAAATTAGTGGAGGCTCAGGCGCTCGGCGCTGCCTTGGTCACGCACCTCAAACACACCGTCCCGGGCCTTATTCCGATAACCGTGAAAGGGTCAAAAGAAACTCGGGCTCGCGACTGTCTGCCTCTCTGGGAATCAAAGAACGTGTATATCCCGAAACCGGATAATGGCGAATACACATGGGTCTACCAATACGTGCAGGAGCTGTTGAACTTCCCGAATGTCGCCCACGACGACCAAGTGGATGCAACGACCCTTGCGTTAAATCAGC